TTATTGTTGGCTTTGATCCATGCGTTCATGTCTATAGCACCTAAGAGGTTAATATCAGAAGCAGCAGACTGCACCAGAAAATTAAGACCAGACCTAATGCTATGACTCTGGATGCCTTTGTCTGTCGAAGCGACATTTGGTAATCTCCTTTTTCTTCCGAAGAAGCTGTAAATGAATCCATTTTGTTTAATGAACATTTGGTTTTCCTCAATCCAAGACTTTAGCTTGTGGAAAGCATTGAAGTATTCGTCAATAACGTCCTGAGCATCTGATCTAGTAAAAGGTTTACCACTGTCTTTTGTAACTTGTTCACTGATCTTGTTAGCACCTGCACCGTACATGATGCCGAATGTTACGGCTTTTGCCGCCTGTCTTTGTGTACTAAATTTCTCAGCTACTTCTTCTACAGGGCAAGGTAGCCTAAATACTTTCTTAGCAATGGTACTATGGAAGTTGCCTCCCGACTTAAATACATCCATCAATGCTTTGTCTTTTGCTAAGATAGCTGCTACATATACCTCTGCTGTTGTTAAATCCATTGCAACGATTTTGTTGCCTGGAGCTGCTTTGATACACCCTTTTACAATAGGATTATCTCTAGGCAGTTGTTGCATGTTAAGTTTACCGCTAGAACTAAGCCTGCCACTAGTAGTACCATGCAGGTTGAAACCTGTACGCAATCTACTATCTCTATCCAACTGCGGTAAGATTTTGTCCAAATAAGTATTTTTAATTTTGGACTTTTGTCGAATATTGAGGATAAGTCCTGGGATGTGGGATTGCTCGCCGAGAGTTTCAAGAACTTCCGCATCTGTAGAATGTGCGCCAGTGCCTGTCTTTTTGCCAGTAGGATTGAGACCAACGTAGTCGAACAACAAGCTACGAAGCTGCACAGTAGAATTAGGATTGAAATCTTTTCCATTTAATTTCTCAAATTTGTTAATGGCGGGGTCTTTGTATAGCTCTGCTACTGCGTCATCAATCTCTTGTTGCATGAGAGACTGAGACTTTACTAGTCGTAGCTTATCAAAGGGCACGCCATTGTCTTGGATGTCCGTTAAGAAACGGCAACCAGGAATAAGTATGTTGTCATAGACTTTTGCTAAACGTTTATTCTGCTTAATCTTTACAAACTTCTCGAAAAGCAGATACGTTACTGCAGCATCCATGCCAGCGTAGAGTTTCATAACCTCAAATGGAATATCACCCCAGTTAAAATCATTTTTAAGAATGCCATGCTGTTTACGATAATCCGCAATCCAGTCATACATTGGCTTCTCATAGTCCCCGTATTTTGTATACTTGATAGCTAACTGCTTCAAGCCATGTGTACCAGGATTTTCATCTATTAGGTAGTGTAGTAGCATTGTGTCCTCGAAGTGAGGAAACTTAAAGTTGAAATGATACTCGAAGAAAGCCAAGTCAAACTTTGCGTTATGAAATACTACTGCTTTTTTATTAAAGAGTTCTTGCAATAGACGTTCAGACTCTTCATCTAAACACTCTGTGTCTATGTATGCGCCACGATCCTGCTCATAAGATAACGATAAACCAAGCATATGCCCATCGCGTGGATATAGTCCTGTAGTCTCGGAGTCAAGTGCAATATAGGGGCTAGGAGCGTCGATAGCTGCTTGAAAGAAAGCGTTGGCTTCCTCTGTATCTTGAATACCCCAAGCGTTGTACTCGGTAATAACCGTATCTTCTATTTCGCCTTTGATATATCCAATGATACTTGCTTTGGAATCTTCCCATGTTCTTTTCGCCTCTGGTTTAAATGCGAGCATGGCAGGGTTAATGACAGGTAAAAACTTCTCTTCTACTTTCTTACCAGAATATTCTGTAACTGAGTTAATGGGGGTGAAGTATTTAAGAGCATCACTTCCCACTAGAATTACCCAGTCGTAGTCGTCTGTATTGATCTCGATATCACAATCTCGTTTCAATACTTTTTTGAGAGTTGGATCGGAGCATAGCTGATACTGATCAAACTCAAATGCGTCATCGAACTCTCTTTTAAAATTTGTTTTACTTGGTTTAGTTTCTACTAATGCAACTTTAGGCATATAATTTACTCTTTAGTTTCTGTACTGTTTGTAAGGGTAAGGCTCCAGGATCACGATCCTTGAGGCTCACATTTCTACTGGCTAACCCTACTCGCTCAGCCATCTCTTGAACTTCTTTGGAGGCGTTCTGTCCTGCCTCATCTCCATCAAAGAATACAATTACTTCATCTACACCTTGTATAGAAAGCATACGTAATTTATCCTCATTAATGTTTTTTGTGCCGAAGCAACAAATTGCATTATCTAATCCTTTATCATGCAAGTTTACCATATCGTATATACCTTCTACTAATACAACAGAGCCTTGTATAGGCTCTACTACAGGGAATAGAGGCATCTTCGCACCCGCAGGCGAGATCATATACTTAGGCGTTCCGCCTGTGGTATGACGACCATTGAATGCTACTATACGACCAGATATATCTCTTACAGGGAATACAATCCTGCCGATATGATCGGGGTCATGATGCTGAAACGCCTCAAATCTCTTGTATGTTTCAGGCTTAATATCTCTCCAGTTGCCGAGATAAGGTGTAATATTTCGAGGAAAAGACAAACCAACCGACTCAGACCTCTTAGCTTTAATAGTCTTTTTTAATAGTTCTCGTCTTAGTTGTAGTTGGTTTGCCTTTTCGCCGAAATGAGTAAAAAGGTTTCCTTTATAACCACAAGAGAAGCACTGAAATACGCCAGTAATACGATCAATACGCATACTAGGATTTTTATCATCATGCTCAGGGTTCAGACAACGTACTAACGCATCTGCTCCTTTGGGTATAAAATAAACATCTTTACTCTTTAATAGTTCTTCTACTGTCAACGTCCGATATCCTTAATGTTCTCTTTACTAATTACTTGATAGGCACCTTTATTGTAGGCAGGTGCTACTGTAAACGTTGCATCTTCTGTATAACTACGATCAGGAGCTGCACATATACCTACACCACTATCTGCAGATTTATATTCTACAGTGTCTCTTCGATAGGTATTTGATACCTGTAAAGGTTCAAACTTGGGGGTGTAAGACTTAGACTTCGGTAAAGGCTTGCGCTTTCTACCTGAAGCTGTGTGTCGTAAACTGCCGAATGTAAGTGCCATTTGCTTCTCTCCTATTATTTATCCGTATATTATACGCAAAAGAAGCTAAGATGTCAAGAACTATTTTTAGATATCATCAATGTCTTCACCTGTTTTGTGTGAAGAATCTTCTCTTTCTTGGGGAGTGAGTGCAGATTCAGGGCCAATCTTCAAGCTGTCCCAATCTACTTCTGATGTGAATGACTTCATAGAGGCTGATCGCATTTTTACACAGTTGAGTGTAATACAAGCATCTTCATGATCCCACGTTTCCAACGTGTAAGCGGCATCTGCCGCATCAAGAATACCTTTAGCGAATCTAGCTTCTCCACTAGCATCTGTTTGATATGGTGAGAATACTGTGCAGTCATACTCTTGAGCCATAGATTTTAAGGCTTTACTTACTTCTATCTGCTCTGTCCAGTCGTATTGTCCACCTGCACGAGAGGGTAGACTCGACCGCTTTACCTGATTAATATAGTCAACAATAATGACACCAACATTCAGAGGTTTGACTTTTTTGTCAAGCTCTGCACGAATCTTGGATAGTGTCAAAGAAGGCTCATATACTACATCTAACTGTTGAGTCGGGAGGAGCTCATGGTTAGCTTTTAGTACATTATGCAACTTATCAAAGTCACGATGTTCTCTATACTCCTTCAAGCGGTCTTGTCCATCAACGTAGCGATTTGCCCACCAGTTAGCCACTTGTTCCCACTCAGTAATATTTAAATTCTGAGTACGCAGACGCGCAAAAGGGATTTTAGTAGCTATGGAGCAACATCTTTGGAGGATAGATCGGCTATCCATTTCAATAGTGAAATAAATAGCCGACTTACCACTTTCGTACACATTGTTAGCAATGTTTGCACAAATAACAGACTTACCTGCACCACGACGTCCACCGACCATAACCAAATCTCTAGGAGAGAACTGGATTTCATGATCGTACTCTTCATTGAGTCCGAACTTCATGTAACGGGCTAAATCTTCTTCTGGCTCGAACAGTTCAATACGTTGCATACTTTCCTGTGGGTCTTCAAGATCAACCTTATCTTCAATGTCTAAAACAATCTGATGAAGGTGGTTTACTGACTCTTCTGCATCCTCGAATGCAACAGAGTTTTCTACATAATCTTCTAGCGAGTCCAGAATTTCTTTCTGAGTATATTCGTTCTTCAGATACTGAAGAAGCATATCAGGGTCGGCATCGACCTCGACAGCTTCAATCGCAAAAAGTTTTTCACGAGTAGCAGAATCACGAATCTCATACTTGAGATCTTCAACTGTGGGCATTTTATGAAAGGTCTCGCAGTGCTTATCAATAATCTTATAAAGACTATGATACTCACTAGGCAGATAATGCTTATGCGTTACACTCCAGGTCTGAAAGTCCTGCAGCTCAAGCACTTGCTTTATAAGAGCCGATGCGATATTCAATTATAAACCCTCCCAAGTTTAAAGATGTGGGCAGACCCCGAAGAGCCTGCCCGTAATAGTACTAAGTTAGATTAAGCTGATGCTTTTTCTTTCTTAGCTGCGCCATCAT